AATTTAGAAAAGAAATAAAAAAATAGAGAGTTTAAAGAGGAAAAATGAAAAAAACTTATATTATTATATTTCTATTTTTACTGTCAGTTTTTTTGGGTATGTATATTGCTTCGCATAAATGTCCGGAATCTGTAGTTTGTCCAGATCCAGTAGTTTGTCCGGAACCTATAGTATGTCCAGATCCAGTGATTTGTCCCGAACCGGTAGTATGTCCAGATCCAGTGATTTGTCCAGATCCAGTGATTTGTCCTGAACCGGTAGTTTGTCCAGAGTGTCCTGATCCGGTGGTATACCCTGAACTACCATATAATTGTTGGTGTTGGTCTGATCCTGACTCGAGCGCAGCACCTAGTATGCTATATCCTGCTCAATAGTATAGATCTAAACCCTCTGAATAATAAGAACAAAATATAAAGTATACCACCATTTTAGAAGGAAACTATAATATGGAAAAGAAAATTGAGACGATAGAGGTTGTTGCCAAAGATTTTTATGGGGACAATTGTTTAAATGATTCAATTAGTACAAAAACTAGAATAAAAGGGGCAAAGCCAGAAGGTTATGTTGAAATCTATGAGGTGGATGATTCTGGCAACAAAAAACTAGTTGGGAAAAGCAACTTAGTTCTTTATGTAGGAAGGGAATGGATAGCTCAAAGAATAGTTGATATAGCTAATGTAGGTGTTCCATCTTCAAAAGATGAGTATATTACTTGGTTTGGTCTTGGAGATGGTGGAGTTATTTTAGGAGATCCATTAAATCCTACACCACCAACTTTAGGAGATACAGCATTATCTTCTCAGATCATGATTACGACAGTGGCTGGAACTGTTGCTGATTATAATACTGCAGATGCTACCCATCCAGAAACTGGTTATTATAAGATGCCATTTGACTCAGTTGCCTTTGAACAAGATATACTTAATGATGATAAATGGTTAGTAATCAAAATTATTACCACAGTTGGTATCACTTATGCAAATGAAAAAGAAATAAGCGAAGCTGGTTTATTTACAGCTGAATCTTCTGTAGGAGGTTACAGCGGTCAATTTACACTTTTTTCAAGAGTTACTTTTCCATCAATTGTTAAAACATCTGATCGAAGACTCATCTTTTCTTGGTTCTTATATGTTTAATGTATTACTTGTCATGCAACAATTAATGACAATAGAGATTTTAGAAAGCGTATCTAAAAAGAATAAATAGAGAAATTATAAATTCTGAAAATGTTTCAAGGAGATTTTTACTATCTATAGAAAAAGATTAGAATTAAATAAAAAGAAAAAATTTTAAGTAGGAGGATACGCTAATGGCTGCTAACGTTTCGCCAGGAGTTTTTAGTAAAATTATTGACCTTTCTCAGTTTGTTCAAGCCGTACCTTCAACAATTGGATTCATCGCAGCTCTTACCGAAAAAGGAGAAGATAACACTTTAAAATTTATTGGATCAAGAGCTGATTATATTTCGGAATATGGTGAACCAAACATTGCAACATATGGCAAAAACTACGGACAAGGTCCATATTGCGCGTACAATTATTTGGGAGAATCAGGTTCTCTTTTCTTCATGAGAGTTCTTTCTGATAATGCTGCGTATGCAAACATGAGGATCGATGCAACAATCGTTCCTGGAGATTCAACCGCTGGTATGCAGATTACATTTGTAGAAGGTATGAACACAGTCAGTGAGTTTGGAACTAATTTAGCACAAGATAGTACTGCATACCCAATTTGCTTCTTATATCCAATCGGAAGGGGGCAATGGTATAATAAAATAGGTGTAAGATTAACGGAAGTTTCTAATCCAACGCTTTGGGATCAATATATCCTGGACATCTATGAAAGACAATCTGATGGTCAAGATGCTATTATTGAATCGTTTGAAGTTTCGTTTGAAAAAACAGCGAAAGATAGTGCGGGAGATTCAATCTGGATTGTCGATATATTAAATACATATTCAGCAATCCTTAGAGCAGAGATGTATATTAGTGAAGCAACAGATCGTTTATCTGCTGGATTTGATGAAAATATTAAAGTTTATGATAAAGATATTGATACAAATGTACAAGCCACGTTAACATCAGGTCTTGCTACCCTTACAGATATCAAACAAGATTTCTCTGATTGGGAAGGAACTGGTACAGGTGATTATGTTATTGTCGCTAAAGATGCCAGAGGAACTGAAATCTGGGGTTGGTGTGGAGCTGCTTCTGGAGCAGAAGATGCAGTAATTACAGTTTATTCTGAAGTTTCACTATCAACACAAGCGTGGAATGGTAGTGTATCAACTTTTGATAATGCTTCTGTGATTGAATATCGTATTAAGAAATCTTATGGTTCAGTTGCTCAAGCATTTACATCTGCAATTCCTGTACCACTCAAAAGGGGAAGCGATGGAGATCTATTAGAAGCTGATGGTTCTTTAGATACTGTTGAAGCTACACTACTTCTGAATCAATCATATAGTGGCATCATTGATGATACTGTACTTGATAATGAAAACACTTACTTCTCAATGGTATTTGATTGTGGGTATCCATCTGATGTTAAAACTGCAATTAGTACTTTATGTCAAACAAGGCGTGACTGTGTTGGTATTGTTGATAATGGTGATAATTCTACTTTTACTCTTTCACTTGCTGCAAGAAATAATACTAATACATTTAATAATTACTTTATTGCTCTATATGAATCATATAATAAAGTATTTGATTCATTTACAGGACAGGATGTGTGGTTCTCACCAATTTATCATATGTCATATATTCTACCAAGAAACGATACTGTAGCTGAACTTTGGTTCGCAGCAGCTGGTTTCAATAGAGCAGCAATCGACACAATTAAAGAACTTCGTTTTAATCCAAGACTTGGAGAAAGGGATCAACTGTATCTAAAACAACTAAATCCGATTGTGAAATTCAATCCTGGATATGTTGTATGGGGTCAGTTAACATCTCAAGCAAAAGCGAGCGCTTTACAAGACTTGAATATTGTTAGACTTGTTCTATATATTAAGAGAGCATTTGAAGATTTCTGTCGTTTCTTCATCTTTGAACAAAACGACGCGATCACTTGGTCTCTTGTAGCAGGTAATCTAGTTGACTTTCTTGAAGTAATTAAGAAGAAACGTGGTCTAACAAACTTCTCAGTAGAAGTGAGTGCAACAACTTATGAACGACGCACGAAGAAATTCCACGTTAATGTATTACTAGAACCTACAAGAACTGTAGAACAAATTGAACTGAACTTCTTTATTGTATAATTTAACCAAAAAAAGAGTCACTCGAGATTAAATCTTGAGTGGCTCTTTTCCCGTCTTCATTAAAACTTGATAATAACCTCTTTTTTAAGGAGTTAACGGTTTCCCTAAAGGGACGGTTGATAGAGAGTGTTTCAATGAACCATCTAATATCTTTGTAGTATATATCAGGTATGCTAGAGTGTCCATTTTTTCATCATAAAATCTGGCAATCTTCATTATCTTTGAACCGATAGATTTTCGTATATGAGCGATATCCATATTAGGTGTTTTATTAATAACTCGTTTCCCATCTTTATCGACAGGAATTATGCCGGTTAATCTGGCAGCAACTGATGTATTACTTGGATCTGCAAAAGCAAGTAATTTCCCACTATCAATTGTGGTAAAGAAAATTGAAACAAATGGATTTTCAGGATCCTGAACTCGAATAATTTTAATTATATCATTACCCTGAATCAGTCTTTTGATACAAACAACTTCACCAATTTGAACAGCAGGAGTTCCGGCATATGAAGATGTTGTTAAAAAGAGTAACAGACTTAAACCTATACATATAATTAATTTTCTTGACATAAAATCCTCCTAATCGAATTTATAGTTAGTATTATTGATTTCATCTTGGTATTTTCTTAGTTCATTTGATGCATCCAACGCTTCTCCAATAATATTTTGACTCATCAAAGGAAAAATGTTCACAATAAGAAAACTTATTTTTTGAACATCTTGCCCTCTCACATATGTAAGATGATCTTTCCGCCATCGTTTTGCAAATTCTTTATATTGATCTTGACCCCTTCTTAATGGATTATCAATTTTTTTAAGGATTAGATTTAGCTCATCTAACAGTTGTAGGAAAAAGAAGCATGATGTTGGATCTAATAATGCATTATTTAAAGTGCTGAAAACAGGAGAATTTGCAACTGCGTCTGATATAGTTTGAACGTGTCTTAAGTTAACATCCTTAATATTGAAAATGCCAACTTGTTCTCTCATGCTTAAATGACTTTGACAATCGAAGTCAGAAGGGACAGCAACAAATTCAGCCATAACATAATTTTTAACTGTGGTATTTAATTCTCTGTGATCATCTGGATCATCTAAATTCATATTTCCTTTCATATCATCTTCTCCTGTATTAATAAGGTTAGTGGTGGCTAACCATGATGCATGGGAGTCCGCCCCAGTCGTTGTCGTGTTCCAGTTTAGCAAAGATTCCACCATCTTCATCACCATATTCAAAATAATATACATATCCTTCACCACTCCTTGATATAAAGTCCTTCGCCTTTTCTTTTGCCTGCTCGGTTTGATGAATAGTTCCTTCTTCCCAACATAAATCTTGCCATTGGCGATTGTTCCAAAGATCACGTTGATTGATTTTTTCTCTTTTGCAGAAGTCTTTTTCAAAATCCCAAGAACCTTTAATACCATCAACATAACCACTCTTAAGCTCTTCAATTATTCTAGGAATACACCTTGGACCAAGTTTACGAGGGTTTTGTTTCATAGCATCGTTAAAGATAATATCGATAAAGTTTGGTTTATGTATATATTTAGATACATGCCCTCTGTTTATAATTTTACAGGGCCAGACGACAATGAAAGATGAAGAACTTGAATTGGTTACGAAATCGGTTTTGATTTTCATTTTTAGCTGTCTCCTATAGTCCTAATGGACAACACATTTGATTTTTTTGTAATATTGTTCTAAACGATTTAAACTTCATTGAATGATTCCAAATATACTCAATGTCTTTATTGCCCTTTATTGGAAATGACCATTTACTTTCGTCTGCAAAACTACAAGGCATCATTTTCATATCTGGAGTAATATATGCTGACATCCTTGAACCTTCACATGTATCAATCGACATCTTTTGAAGTTTGTTTGGTTCAACATATTTTAAAACGTGATTAATCAAACAACTATCCATTCCAATTTTGAATTTGGACTTTGGGTCAAAGACAAGATTTGCAAATGATGAAAAATGATATTCAGTTGGTTTCCAGTCAAGATCTTTTCCTGCTCCTGCTGGTTTGAATAATAAAAATATTACAGCATTCAATCTATCAATATCGACATGTTTTTTGTTAGACTTCTTTTTATGAGTTATCCAGGGATGGTAACCGTATAGAATTCTCATTGCTTTACCAAACGTATGTTTAGCAAATATAAAATGAATATTAGTTTTTATTCCTGCATCCATTAACTTTTCTAGAGCTCTATATGTATAAGATTGTTCATAGTCAGAAACTGCAACTGCTCCGCACATTTTCGATATTTCAATTTGCTCGTCTGTTAGATCAATACCACTTGTTGTGTAGTTTGGTACAACTTCATTCTTACGAGCATATGAAATTATTTCCTCAAAGTTCTCGTGTTGATTTGGATCACCCCTACCTCCTAAAGCAACCTGATTTGTATGGTGTTTTACTTGATCTATAATTGATTTGAAGTCTTCGATTTTCATATTGGGTCTATTTGAATGCCCTTGGTAACAAAATGAGCATTTATGTTTACAATGACCCATAACTCCCACGTCTAATAATGAGGGTAGATATAAAGAAAATGGATCTTCTTTGCCATTAGTTCCTCGCATCATTTCAAGTCCACTAGCTGAATTAAAGAATATTTCATAATCAGAGTTTTTGAAGACCTTATCAAATAGAATCATAATCTTCTAAACTCTACTTTTTCTTTGGGTTTCTCTTCCAAAGGTTTGAGAACTTCCACTTTCTCTTCCTTTCTTTTTTCAGCAATTTCTTCTTTAGGCGTTTGCTGATCTTGTGTCTCGTCAATGTTTTCACCTTCTTTTTCTTTTAGTTGTTTATCAATCTCTTCTACCAATTCTTCATATGCTTCTTTAGCTGAAGTGATTGCTTCTTCGACTTTTTTCTCGATGTCTTTTTTAGTTTCTTCTGAAATGATTCCGTCTTCTGTTTTAATATCGATCTCTTTTTTATCTTCATCGTCACCACTGAAAATCCCATAAGCGGCAAAGCAAATAAAAATAATTGTTCCAATACTCCAACCCCCACCATTACCCTTGGACATGTTTGTCCTCCTTTCATAAAAATTAAAAATCAAATGGTTTATCTTTCATTTATTAATATATATAGATGACGGGATAATTCATGAACAATGTCTTATTGAGTTTAGAACAAAATATAAAATTAATCACCGGTAGTGTAATGAACTATATAGATAAAATTTTAGAAAAAGTTAAGGATACTGAGTCTGTTGGCGCGTTTGCAATTGACTCGTTTCCTAAAGACCGGAAAAAGAAGAAAAGACAGATTATAAGAACTGTTTACCCTGAGAATAAAAATGAACAAATTCCAAAAAGAGCAATGATTGATCTTGATGGAACAATTCATAAATATTCTAAAGGGTATGAAGATGGAGCAATTTATGACGATGCATTTGATGGTGCAAAGCAAGTCATTGATTGGTTAAAACGAAATAGTTACGAGATAGTTATATTTACTACAAGAGCATCAAAACAAAATGCTGACGAACTAGGTGGTAATCACGAAGACCAAATAAAGAAAGTTGGTAAGTGGTTAAAAGACAAGGGTATTCATTTTGACAGAATTACTGGTGAAAAACTCGCAGCAGATTTTTATATTGATGATAAAGCTATTAGTATTCATAACGGTGATTGGAAAACGGTTCTTAAAGTTATAAAGAAACGTATTAAGTATAAAGTTGTTTAAGCAACTAGGAGGACAAAAACAATGACAATGAAATACTCGTTCGCTGAACTTGGCCAAAACATTTTAACGAGAAAATTTGGTGGGACATCTGCTGGAGTTGCGGATCCTTATTCAACAGGGTATCATTTTATCTGGTTTGATAAATTACCCCCT